GAGGTTCTTCTCAGGCGGGGCGTTCATTAATAGAAAAATTTCTAAAGAATATTCCAGCCCTGAAGGCACTCCGAACTAACGTACAGGAAGCAGCCCAGAGCGGTCTAATCAAGGGCTTGGATGGCCGAAGACTACATATTAGATCAGAACATGCTGCTTTAAATACTCTTATTCAGGGAGCTGGGGCGGTTGTTTGTAAACAATGGCTCGTAGAAATGGATAAGAGAATAAAAAGATCGGGACTGGACGCTAAGTTAGTAGCATCAGTCCACGATGAGTATCAGTTTGAGGTGGCCAATCCTGACATTAAACCCTTCACTGAGATAACTAGAGAGGCCATTCAATCCACAGAAAAGATATTGAACCTCAATTGTATGCTCGACTCCAATTTTAAAGTTGGAAATAATTGGTCCGAGACGCATTAAAGTTCTTGACTCTTGGATAGGGGCATGGTATAATTCACTCGTTGCTTAGTTAGTAGTACCTAATCAAGATCTGTGGTAGTACGAAGTAGTACCATAGAGCGTAGATTAGTTTGGGGATGGTCCCCATTCGTGGCTGCAAGGGTGCAGTGTTTTAAAGGAGAACAGAATGAACGATCCAATTTATATTACCGGCAAGTGCCACTACGCATCAATCACCGAGCCGAACACTAAGTTTGAACCGGTTTGGTCTATTCAGGTTGAGGTTGATGATAACAACCGATCTGTTATCGAAGGAGCCAATCTTCCCATTAACAACAAAGGCGATGACCGGGGGGATTTTGTTACCATTAAGCGTAAAGTTTTACGTGCTGATGGTAGTCAACGTGCCGCTCCCTTTATAAAAGACTCTCAGAATAATACTTGGAATGGTAAGCTGATTGCCAATGGTAGCACAGTAAATGTTAAGGCCGTTCCTTACAATTGGAACTACGCTGGTAAATCAGGAGTTTCTGCTGACTTGTCGGCAGTACAGGTGGTGGACTTCATTGAGTACACCAGAGATAACGAAGACTTTAAACCAGTAGAAGGAGGCTATGTGCAAGAAGAGGCAGTGCCCTTTTAATAACTAGAAAGGAGAGGGGTGTCACTTTGATTTTCATTGTGGCACCCCCTTATTCTCATGAAACAGATTGAAACATTAGTTGAAGATATCTATAATCTTTTTACCCTTGCTCCTATTGACATGGATGAAGAGGAAGTAGACAAGCATATAGATACTTTTGGTGATATGCTCAAGGTTCACATCAAAGAATTCTTATATGAGAAACCTAGAGATCGTGCCAACCTCCGACTATCTGCTATTGGTAAACCAAACAGGCAGCTCTGGTACGACCTCAACAAACCCCTGACCGATGTTCAGCTTCAGCCCTCTACTAAGATAAAGTTTTTATACGGATATATCTTGGAAGAGCTACTCCTTCTTTGTGCCTCTGTCTCGGGTCACAAGGTTACCGATCAACAAAAAGAAGTTGAAGTGGAAGGGGTAGTGGGGCATCAGGATGCTATGATTGATGGTGTTCTGGTTGACTGTAAGTCTGCCAGTGGTCCTGGCTTTAACAAGTTCAAGCACAATAAACTTAATGAGGACGATCCATTTGGATATATTCCTCAGATATCAGCCTATGCTCATGCTAATGGGGTTAACCGAGCGGCCTTTCTGGCTATAAATAAATCTACAGGAGAAATATGTCTGACGCACGTACATCAAATGGAGATGATCAATGTTAAACAGAGGGTGGATTATCTTAAAGAGATGGTTACAGATAGCCGAATTCCTGATCAGTGTTATCCTAGTGTGCCTGATGGGAAGTCTGGTAATCATAGGCTTTCTGTTGGTTGTGTTTACTGTGGCCACAAATCAGAGTGTTGGAAGGATGCTAACCAGGGGAGGGGTCTTCGTGTATTCCAGTATGCAGGGGGCAAAAGATTTCTTACACAAGTTGGGAAAGAGCCTGACGTAAAAGAAGTGATGGACTGGTAATGCACTGGAAGTATGCCGAAGAACTGGACACCAAGAATAATTTTGGATTTGTTTATATTATAACTCGAAAGAAAACTAAGAGAGCTTACATAGGATGTAAGCAATACTTTGTTAAGAAAAACAAAAAGAAAGTTGAGTCGGACTGGAGGGTATATACCGGATCAAGTAAAACTCTGAACGAAGAAATTAAAGAACTAGGAAAGAGCCAATTCCACTTTGAGATTATTGGAGAGTACAAAAATAAAAGAAGCCTGAGATATTACGAATGTTATTACCAATTTATTAATCATGTGTTAACTGCAAAACTAGAGGGAATAGGCGACCCTGCTTATTATAATAATTATATAGGTGGTAAGTTTTATAGGCCTGTTCAGGAACCAGTTGAATAACAGTATAGATTTTGAATCTCTTTGTAGTGTGACTCGGAAAGATCCTATTAGGAGTCTGTATCTAGCAGTAATTCTACAGGCTATCATTGATCTTATTAAGCCTGAAGTTATTCAAGAGAGTAGTAACATAAAACTACAAAGAGATCAGGCCCATGCTTGGGTCTTTTCTTCTATTGGTGTGACATGTGAAAATTTTGAGGACACTTGTACACTTGCAGGGCTTGAGCCGGGGATGGTTCGAACCTTTACATTTAATGTTATTAAATCAGGAGATATAGATGAAGTCAGAAGAAAAATTAACATCATCTTATGATACTGGTTCTCCCCATAAGGGGAGTTCTGAGGTAGAGAGTGACCAATCGAATAGGGAAGGAACATATAATTACTACCTTCGAAGAATGAAAGAGGATCATGCTACGAACAAACAAGTAGGAGGGCAGCACTATAAAGATTGTGTTATTCAGCCAGTAGAATATATATTTCAGAATAGCCTTGACTATCTTGAGGGGAATGTGATAAAGTATATTACCCGACATCGAAAAAAGGGAGAAGGGAAAAAGGATGTGGAAAAGGCTATTCACTACGCTCAACTAATCCTCGAACTCCGTTATAATGAATAGGTGAAATAGTGTTTAAATCAAATCGCAATCCACAGTTCCGATCCAAGTTCAGTGAAGATATTTTTAACACAAAGTATTTTCACGAGGGAGCTGAAACCTTTCATGAGCTTTCCTGCACACTGGTTAATGATGTTTGTCAAGACCATCTTACTACAGATGAGAAGGCGGAACTGATAGATCATATCTCCAATCTGCGCTTCATACCCGGAGGTAGATACCTCTATTATGCTGGGCGTGACAAGAAGTTCTTTAATAACTGCTACCTTCTTAAAGCAGAGGAAGACAATCGAGAGGATTGGGCCAAGCTTAGTTGGGAGGCCGAGTCTTGTCTGATGACGGGTGGGGGTATAGGGGTAGACTATTCTGTCTATAGACAAGAAGGAGAGTTTTTAAAAGGAACTGGGGGTGTTAGCAGTGGTCCCCTTCCTAAGATGCAAATGATTAATGAGATAGGTCGCCACGTAATGCAGGGAGGTTCAAGAAGGTCAGCTATTTATGCCAGCCTGAACTGGAAGCATCCCGACATTGAGAAATTTCTAGTGTCAAAGAACTGGTTTGACATTCCAGTTGGGACTACGGGGCAAACAATATTTGATATAAGACAAGATGACTTTAATTTTCCAGCTCCTTTAGATATGACTAACATCTCTGTCAACTATGATACTAACTGGTTGCTCAATTACTGGGAGACTGGAGAGGTGGGGAGTATATTTAAAACTAATGTACGCCAAGCTTTACAGACAGCTGAACCAGGATTCTCGTTTAACTTTTTTGAGAAGGAGAATGAGACGCTGCGGAATGCCTGTACGGAAGTTACTTCTGAAGATGACTCCGATGTGTGTAATCTCGGGAGTCTTAATTTCGCTCGAATTGATGACCTTAATCAGTTACGAGGGGTTGTCTCATTAGCAACCAAGTTCCTCTTATGTGGTACGCTCCGAGCGCAACTTCCTTACGATAAGGTATATAAAGTTCGAGATAAAAATAGACGCTTGGGTTTAGGTCTTATGGGTTTACATGAGTGGCTTATTCAGAGGGGAGGGAGATATGAGACTACTCCCGAATTACACAGGTGGTTGAAAGTCTATGAGGCTGAGTCGAATACAATAGCCAGAGACTTCTCTGATAAGCTTTCTATATCACGCCCCGTGGCAGTTCGAGCTGTAGCTCCTACTGGCACTATTGGAATTCTGGGTGGTACTTCAACGGGAATAGAACCCATCTTTGCTGTAGCTTATAAAAGAAGGTATCTTAAAAACAAACGATGGCATTATCAGTATGTGGTGGATAGTGCTGCCCAAGAGATGATTGAGCTTTACGACACTAAACCAGACCAAATTGAGTCAGCTCTAGATCTTGCAAAGGATTATGAGAGGCGTCTCAGCTTTCAAGCTAATGTGCAAGAGTATGTAGACATGGCCATATCCAGCACCATCAATCTACCCAAGTGGGGCACAGAAAATAATAATGAAGACGGCGTGGACAGCTTTACTCAGACGTTAGCAAAGTATGCTCATCGCCTTCGTGGCTTTACCTGTTTTCCCGATGGCTGTCGAGGAGGACAGCCCCTCACCCCTCTTCCCTATCAGGAAGCTCTGGAAAAACTAGGGGAGGAGTTTGAAGACAACATACAAGTTCACGACATTTGCGATATTAGTGGTAGTGGTGGCGTTTGTGGAGTTTAATTTTTAATAAAAAGTTCTTGACAAATAGAACTTTGTGTAGTATAATATATGTATGGTGCCAAGCATGGGCCATTAATATCAACTTGCTTTAAGGAGAATGATATGACCAGACAAATGTTGACAAGTAACCATCCGTTCTTTTCCAATTTTCCTAATTTGGTTATAGGACACGACAGGCTCTTTAAAGAGATGTTAAGAATGGTTGATGATGTAGCCTATCCTAGTTTACAAAATACAGCCAACTATCCTCCGCACAATCTTTACCAGGAGGAAGATGGTAAATATGTAATTGAACTTGCTGTTGCTGGCTTTGAAAGTAATGAACTTGAGGTCAGGACAGAAGATGGTAGGCTCTTCATAAGTGGAGAGAAGAAAACAGAAGGATCGGATGAAAAGACTATTCATAAAGGAATTGCACAACGCCCCTTTGAAAAGTCTTTTCATTTAGCAGAGAATATTATCATAGATTCCACACGTTTTCTGAATGGGATTATAACTATTTGGCTAGAGCAGGTCTTGCCGGAAGAAAAAAAGCGGAAACTCTACAGTCTATAATAAACTTGATATAAGCATGGAGATGCAAGAAGTAACATGAAGAAACAACCCAACACAGTTTATATAGGCTATGATCCTAAGGAGGATATAGCTTATGAAGTTTTAAAATTCACCATCGAAAGGATAGCCGTTGAGAATGTACGAATTGTTGTTATCCGCCGTGATGTTGTTGAGCGTATGGGAATATATAAAAGAGAGTATGATATAGTTGATGGGCAACACATAGATAAAATTGATGGTCGTCCCTTCTCCAGTGAGTTTAGCTTTACTAGGTTCCTTGTCCCGGCCCTGAATATGTATCAAGGTTGGGCTTTATATATGGACTGTGATATGTATCTACGAACAGATATTAATGAGCTGTTCGAGGAATATAGTATGGATTATTATCCGCTCTATTGCGTTAAGCACAAATATTTTCCTGATGCTGGCCTGAAAATGGATGGCCGCAAGCAGGAAAACTATCGAAGGAAGAATTGGTCGAGCTTTATTTTATGGAATTGTGGCCACCCCCTTAATCAAAAGCTTACTGTTGCTGATATCAGTACCAGATCGGGAAGATGGCTACATGGATTTGAGTGGCTACCAGATAAGGAGGCAGACATTGGCTCTATTCATGAGGAGTGGAACTGGTTGGACAACCACTCTTCTGAAGAAATCGAGGCTAAGAATGTACACTTCACAACTGGTGGCCCCTGGTTCCGAGACTGGAAATGTGGGCGAGCTATTGATGCTCAATATGCAGTAGAGTGGAATGGAGACTACACCTATCTAGCAGGACTTGGAAAAGTAAAACCCTATGAAATATAAAGTAGTAACATGCTTTAATGAAGACGAACTAAAATATAATGGTTCCAGACTTTTAGAGCAATTCAAGAGCAATTGGCAACCAAGTATTGAGTTCCATTGTTATTATCATAACATGGATATCTCCAATTACTCATTGCCCAAAGCAAAGAATATTAAATATCATAATCTATCCAATGTGAAAGAGTATACGACATTTATAGAGGAGAATAAAGCGCACGATGGGACCGAAGGGGGCGCTGTTGCTTATACCAAGCTTCTTGATGGGATCGGGACAGCTTCCAAAGTATTTTCAATAAGTGAGTGTGCCTTTAACAATAAAGACTGCTGGCTTATCTGGATAGATCCCCTTTGTCTTAACCTGAAAGACATACACTCTACAACTTTGGATCAGTACTTTCCAGGTAAGGAAAGTACTATAGACTTTATATCTGTCCCTGAGAGCGACCACCTTCTGGCATTTAATATTGGTAGGCAAACCAGCGTTGATTTGCTGGGGGATTGGCGTGGCGCTTATATATCAGGAGAATATATGAATTATCGAGAATGGGGGAGTTCCTTTATTCTTAGTAGGCTTGTGACTATTTATAGTTCTCACGGCATGAACTTTAACGAGATAGAAAATCTTGAGGATGTCCTTATTAATTTAAAGAATAAGGAAATGCAAGCCGCCCGAGACAGTTCTGGTAACAGAATACTTCCTTTATCTGATACCGAAACCTCCCCAGACATTCTTCCCAACAGATACAG